CCACCATTCGTGGTCATTGACGCAGTGCTCCATGTACAAAGCTCTTGCTTTCTCTTTCGCTCGCTCGTTAAGTTCCTCAAACTTGTATGCGGTGACTGTGATTTCAGTTGGCATGATTACTCTCCTTTAGATGTTGCGTAATACTTGTTTGACCGACTCCTCGTAGTCGTGCTCGTCAATCGCCTCTTGCACCTGCTCCTCCACCATCTCGTGCACTCGGCTTTCTGTGACGTAGTCACTCTCGTCGATCATCTCTTGCACACGATCCTCGGTGGCGTAGTCACCATCGCTCATGCACTCTTGTACTGCGTACTTAACTTTGTCTGCGAGGTCGATGTTGTGAACATAGGTGGCTACTGTGTCGCTGATGTCGTCTGTGCTGTTATGCTCGTAGTCGCTCTCGTGTTCATCCATGAGGTCTTTGGCTATCTCGCGCAGCATCTCCTCGGTCTTCTCGTTTATGAGTGCCATCGTTGCGTGGCTGTCGAATATCTCGTTGACTTTGCGCTCGACTAACTGATTGACGTGAGTCTCGATGACTGCAAGTAACTTGTACAGCAGGTCGTGGTTCTCGCTTAGCAACTCGTTGGGTGTTGCGGGTGTGGTTTGGTCTGTCATGATGTGCTCCTAGTTACAGTTGAAAAAGATGCGGACAGGTTGTCCGCATCGGGGTTGTGGGGGAAATCCCCCAAAAAACTACGCGTGACCGTTCCCTAGCTTTATGCGTATGCCGTTGGCTAGGCGTTCGTCAGGCGATACATAATCAGGCAGTCTCAGGTATAGCTTAGGCTTGCTGTCCTCCGCATCACCCGCTCGATGGGCTATGACGAGGGGTATCTTCATACGTGTTCGCGTATCGAGGGGCAATTTCTCCCACGCATCACGCACTTGTTGTGTTTCTTCAGGGTGCAGGTGATCCATCCAGTAGACAGATTCAGGGGCACCTTGAGGTTTGAGCGCGGCAAAGCGTAGCTTCGCTCGCAGGTTGTTCAGGATAGTGAGGTAGGTGTTGGCGTACGCTTGACGTGTCGCATCCTTGATTCTTTGTGCATACTTTTGTTGCTGTCGCACAATCGTGACCTCTCGGCTTACTGCGTAGACCAGCTTCTGCCACTCTTTGTGTTGCAGGTCAGCCCAACGTGATGCAGTCTTTGCCGCTCGGCGTTGATTTACTGTGTCGTCACGCTCTTTGATGATGCCCTCGCCAATCATGGGGTGCATGTCACCCGCCGCAACTCTCGACACGATGGTGCCCAACGTAGCCTCGTGCCTTGCTTTGTGCTCGGGTGAGCAGTCGTTTGAACTGTGCATGAGGTTTGAACCCGCCGCATTGAGAACAGAACTTGTGTGTGTCTGACATGGTTTCTCCAAAATAGTGTGTAAACAGTCCAATGATACGCCCATTTTGTCCACCGATCCATAGTACAGGACACATAGGTGTGCCAGTTAAAACCCGCATGAACAGTAGCTTTGAGGCAAAGCTGACCTACTAGTCCATTGTTTTTCGAGAGAGCTTCAACATACAAGGCTGAAACCATACCCACGAAAACCTGAATATATATATCTATCTGATTTACTCTTATATATATATAGACGTGTTGGTCAGTTTTTATGCGACGCCAATGTTCATGCGGGTTACGACAGCCCATGTGTGTGTCCAGAGCGCAGGAATGGTGGGTATGTGTTAAAAAACAACACTTTGAGGTTCTCCACAACGTGTTACAGAGAAGCGGACAAGTTGTCCGCATCGTGGTCATTTAAAGAGGCGGCGTTGACGTATCGGGCGAGCACCTAGCTTGACCAACTCCCAACCCATGTCGGCTTCTTCTGCGCGGCGTAGGGCTTCGGCTCGCCGCTTGTTGTCACGTTGGTCACGCACGATCTCGTCACGTAGGACTGCGAGTTTGGCGAGGTTGATTTCTTTGATAGATGTGTTTTTCATGATGTGCTCCTTAGTTGTCGAGGGTGATGAGTGCGAGGGCTTTGCCTAGTTTGGCTATGGTTTGGTCGAGTTCGTCTGCTTCGCAGTCGCCTGTCTCGTTGTACGCCATAAGCGCAAGCCATGCGTGGGCAATCTGTGCTTGGGTCAGGTAGATGGGGAATGTGTCGGGTTGACGAGGGGTTTTCATGATGTGCTCCTGATTAGATTGAGTAGGTTTGAACGAGGGTTGCGCCTTGCCACATCTCGACAACGTGGCTTGACTTGGTGAGGGCGTCGAACAAGAAGATGGCGTCGAATTTAGTGTCTGCCTTGAACGTGCGGTCGATGCCTTGGTGACGTGAGATTACTGTGAACATGATGTGCTCCTGATTGACAGAAAAAAGAATAACGGCCAAGCCTCCCGCTTGCGCCGTTCGGAAAAAACTGATGCGGACACGCTGTCCGCATCGTGTCGAAACAAACTCAAGCCTTGAGTTGCATAGTAGTGAAGCGGCGCTTCTCTGCCGCCGTGAGTGCTTTCCATTGTGTGAACAGCTTTGTGACTGGGTCAGTCTTGTTGGCCGTGGTCTTCTTAGGTTTGGGTGCATCGGCGGGCGGGTAGCACAGAGACAAGACCCTGTTCATCGCACGCTCTGCGGCTGAGTCGCGTGGCAACTTCGCGCCCTGCAAGCCCTGTGTGATAACTACCTTGTGCTTCTTTGCCGCCCACTCCATTGCGAATGGCTTTGCCTCAGCACGTGATGCGATGCCCAACTCCATAAGGCGAACAGTGAATGATGCGGACTGGTTGTCCGCATCTGTGAACACGGCGTAGATAGCCGCGCGGTTGATTGCAAGTTTCATGAGTAAGCTCCAAATAAAAAGCCTCGCGAAGTGGCGAGGCAGCACAGCGGTCGAGGCAATCCCCAACCGATGAATCTATTATAGCACAACAGGTTATAGAGAACCCTTGACAGCGTGGCTGTGCGGCGTATTTGGCATATGCGAACCCCACCATACCCCCACCAACCCATATACAGCGGAGGGCGACGTCGTCCCGTGAACACTATTGCGTAGCCGCACCGAGTATTTTGTAAAATCTTAGACAATTCCCAGCAAATCAGGGTTTACCCCACCCCCTAAATTTTTTAAAAAATTTGAAAAAACCTCGTGTCAAACGCTACACATACAAAAAAAACCCCAGCCTTGTGAGCTGGGGTTGAAGGAAGGCCGAAGCCTCCAAGGAGAAGCAATGGTCACCCACTACCGGAAGTTAGTGTACACTCCGCCCAAACACAACGCAAGGACAGCGCACAATGTTCGAACACTTGGTGCAATTTGAGCCGGGGGTCACCAACCCGGATTTTGTAGAACTCGATGACGCCGAGCCGGGGGAAGTGTTGTCCGCCCAGCACAAGACGGTCGAGTGGTTGGAAGAACTGGGCGTGCGCCCAGACGCCGTACAAGATAAAGAGCAACAGACCGAAGCAGCCCGTACTGCTTTCGGGGCATTGACGACAAACGCTGAGACTTCAGAGCAAGTGGCCAACCTTGTGGCCATTAAAACACCAGAGGCCGTGCGCCACTTAACGGGCATGCTGGCCGCCTACGACTGGGAGTTCGTGCAGCAGGCCAAAGAAATTCGCGGCTACGCCGTGGCCCAGCTTATTGAAGAGACTAAGTCCACCAACGCCAACATCCGCTTAAAAGCACTGGGCCTACTTGGCAAAGTTACGGAAGTGGGCCTGTTCACCGACAAGGTCGAGATCAAAAAGGTGGAGCTGTCCGATGCCGAGATCGACGCTAAGATCAAAGAGAAGCTCAACCGTTTCATGGGCGTCATCGACGTGGTCGATGTGAGTGACGTATCAGAAACAGAATCAGATGAACCTAAAAGCTCTGACCAGTCTGACGAAGCCTGAGCTTGCGGCGCTCCAAAAGGCTCTGCCCACTATGACGGTGGCGGAGAAGATCGAGCTTATGGATATGTTGGACGTCAGGGAGCGGCGTGCCAGCCTCAAGGCGGCTAGTTCTGGCATGCTGGGGTTTGCCAACGCGGTGTATCCGGGGTTTAAAGTGGGGCCGCACCACAGGAAGCTGGCCAAAATCTTCGAGGATGTGATTGCCGGCAAGAAAAAGCGCGTCATCATCAACATTGCGCCACGTATGGGCAAGTCAGAGTTCAGTTCATATTTGTTTCCAGCGTACTTTTTAGGTAAATTCCCTGAGAAGAAGATCATTATGGGCACCCACACTGCGGGTTTGTCCGAAGACTTTGGCCGTCGGGTGCGTAACTTGATTGATTCGGAGGAGTATGCTGAAGTTTTTAACCAAACTATCGTGGCCGCCGACCAAAAAGCTGCTGGCAAGTGGTCTACGAGTGCTGGAGGTCAGTATTACGCTGCTGGTGTTGGTGGCGCTCTGGCTGGTCGTGGCGCTGATCTGTTCGTTATTGACGATCCCCACTCTGAACAGGACGTAAAGACCAACTCACGTCTGGCTTTTGATACGGCGTGGTCGTGGTTCCAGACGGGCCCGTTGCAGCGTCTAATGCCGGGCGGTGCGATCATTGTAATTATGACAAGATGGTCACTTTTGGACCTGACTGGCCGCCTGATTGACTACCAGACCAAGAACCCAGAGGCTGTGCCGTGGGAAATCGTGGAACTACCGGCCATCTTGAACGAAGACACCGAGGATGAGAAGTCCCTCTGGCCAGAGCAGTGGCCGCTGCATGCGTTGAAGCAGGCGAAAGCGTCGATGGACCCCCAGTACTGGAACGCCCAGTACATGCAGCAGCCGACATCCAACAATGCGGCCATCGTGTCCAGAAAAGCGTGGCGGATTTGGGATGCCGAAGAACCCCCCAAGTGCGACTACATCATCCAGTCATGGGATACGGCCTTTGAAGCCAAGACTCGGTCTGACTACTCCGCGTGTACAACGTGGGGTGTTTGGTACAACGAGGAGGAAGGCCATGTGCCCCAGCTCATCTTGCTGGACGCGTTCAAAGATCGGATGGAGTTCCCAGAGTTAAAGGCCACAGCGCTGAAACATTACCGAGAGTGGGAGCCCGATGCGTTCGTGATCGAAAAGAAAGCTGCCGGCGCACCGTTGATCCAAGAGTTACGCAACATGGGCATCTTCGTCCAAGAATTTACACCGAGCCGCGGAAACGATAAGATCGTGCGTATGAACGCTGTGGCCGACCTCTTTAGTTCAGGTAAAGTCTGGGCACCCGACACGCGCTGGGCGCGTGAAGTGATTGAAGAAGTCGCATCGTTCCCGAACGGCGAGCACGATGACTACGTGGACACGACGTCTCAAGCTTTGCTGCGCTTCCGCCAAGGCGGCTTTATTCCATTGGACAGCGATGAGAAAGACGACCCCGTCTTCTTCAAGCGCAAAACACACGCATACTATTAAGGACCACCATGGCCATCGACAAATCCCTGTACCAAGCCCCCGTAGGCATTGACGCCCTTGCAGAAGACGAGGAGCCGATTGAAATTGAGATCGTTGATCCTGAAGAAGTCAAGATTGGCATCGGTGGCATGGAGATCGACCTGATCCCCAGCAAAGACAAAGACGACGAGGAAGGCTTTGATGACAACCTTGCCGAGTACATGGACCAAAGCGCGATGCAGTCGTTGGCCGGCGATCTGGCCGCAGTGGTCGATCAAGACAAAGCCAGCCGCAAGGATTGGGAGAAGGCGTACACCGAGGGTTTGAAGCTGCTAGGTCTCCAGTACGAAGAGCGCACAGAGCCTTGGAACGGCGCGTCCGGCGTGTTCCACCCCATGATTACTGAGGCGGTGGTCAGGTTCCAGTCAGAAACAATCACCGAGATGTTCCCAGCTGCGGGCCCAGTGCGCACCAAAATTGTCGGTAAAGAGACTCCAGACAAAAAAGATGCCGCCCTGCGCGTGCAGGAGGACATGAACTACGAGTTGACTGAGGTCATGCGCGAGTTCCGCCCAGAACAAGAACGCATGCTGTGGTCACTGCCGGCCACCGGCTCTGCTTTTAAGAAGGTTTATTACGATCCTAATTTGGGACGTCAGGTGTCGATGTTTGTCCCCGCGGAAGACATTATTCTGCCGTACGGAACGACCGACATGGACACTTGCTACCGCTTGACACACGTCATGCGTAAGACCGAGAACGAAATCAAAAAGCTCCAGCAAGCTGGTTTCTACCTTGACTGTGAGTTGGGTGAAGCCACGAAAGAGCGTTGCCGTACGTGGTGACCATGGTGAAAGGTACGAACGACATCTTGGCAATCCGCCGCAACTGGAAGGAAGACGATGACTTGCGCCTCAAGCGACAGCATTTTGTACATTACCAGTACATACCGGGTTTCGGTGCCTACGGCTTCGGTCTGTTCCATCTCATCGGAGGCTTTGCCAAGTCAGCGACGTCAATCATGCGTCAACTGGTGGACGCTGGAACGTTGTCTAACTTGCCCGGCGGTCTCAAGTCACGGGGACTTCGCATCAAAGGTGATGACACTCCAATTGCACCGGGCGAGTGGCGCGACGTAGACGTCGGCTCCGGCAACATGCGCGACAGCATCTTGCCCCTCCCATATAAAGAGCCAAGCGCCGTGTTGGCAGGTTTGCTAGACAAGATCGTGGAGGAAGGCCGTCGCTTCGCCGCTACTGCGGACATGAAGGTGTCCGACATGTCTTCCCAAGCCCCTGTGGGTACGACCCTTGCTTTGCTAGAGCGTCAGCTGAAGGTGATGACAGCGGTGCAAGCCCGTCTGCACTACGCGTTCAAACAAGAGTTGCGTTTGTTGGCAGCCATCATCCGCGACTACACAGACCCAGACTACGAGTTCCAGCCAGAAGAAGGCAGCCGCACAGCCAAGCAGTCGGACTACAGCGCTTGCGACATCATCCCAGTAAGCGACCCTAATGCTGCGACGATGAGCCAGCGTGTGGTGCAGTACCAAGCCGTGATCCAGATGGCTCAGATGGCTCCTGATATTTACGACCTGCCGCAGTTGCACCGCAACATGTTGGAGGTGTTAGGCATCAAGAACGCAGAGAAGCTCATCCCGTTGGAAGACGACATGAAGCCGACCGACCCCGTGTCTGAAAACCAAGAAGTGCTCAAGTGTGCACCGGTCAAGGCGTTCCAGTACCAAGACCACGAGGCCCACATCAAGGTGCACATGGCCATGATTCAGGACCCCATGATCCAGCAGTTGATTGGCCAGAACCCCAAGGCTCCGCAGATGCAGGCAGCACTTATGGCCCACATTGCCGAGCACACAGGCTTTGCCTATCGTCAGAAGATCGAGCAGCAGCTTGGTATGGCGTTGCCGCCCGAGGACAAGAAGCTGCCGATCGAGGTCGAGCTTGCACTGTCCAACATGATGGCGCAAGCGGCTAATCAAGTACTTCAGCAGAACCAAGCGCAAGCGGCGCAACAAAAAGCGCAGCAAGCTGCCCAAGACCCTGTTGTACAAATGCAACAACAAGAGTTGCAACTCAAGCAGCAAGAAGTCCAGACCAAAGCCCAAAAGGTGCAAGGAGACTTGGAGTTGGCGCAAAAACGCCTGCAAATGGAAGCCGCCGACAAAGCGGACAAGATGCACTTGGAAGAAAAGAAACTGGCCGTTACAGCCGCGACAAACCGCGATCGCTTAGTTGCCGAACAAGAACGTGCCGGTACCCAAATGGGTATTGACATCGCTAAGTCCCGTCAAGGGCTCAATAAACCAACCGGAACACCTAAGAAATGATCCAAGACTTCGCACGCGTATTGCGCGAACAAATACGCACCGACATGAACAATTATGCTGACGACGTCGCCACCGGCGTTTGTCAGGACTTTGCTCAGTATCAAAAACTCTGCGGGATGATTCAGGGTCTTGCCCTTGCAGAGCGTTACATCATCGACCTTGCTGAGAAAGTGGAGAAAGCAAATGACAACTGAAGACTCAGGATTAATCCTGCCCCCGGGCATCGCCCTACCAGCGCACATTCAAACGGCCACCCAGCCAGACGAAGATGCGGACAATGAAACCAAAGCAGGTGCACTGCCGACCCCAACAGGTTGGAAGTTGCTGTGCGTAGTACCAGAAGTCGATGAAAAGATCGCTGGCACAACGCTCGATCTCGTAAGAGATTATGCTTCCATGCAGCAAGACAGCCACGCCACAACCGTGCTGTTCGTGCTTCGCGTTGGCCCAGACGCGTATAAAGACACTGCCAAGTTCCCCAACGGTGCTTGGTGCAAAGAAGGTGACTTTGTGCTCGTACGTACATATTCCGGTACGCGTTTCAAAATTTTCGGAAAAGAGTTCCGTCTGATTAACGACGATCAGGTGGATGCTGTTGTGCAAGACCCTCGCGGTATAACCCGCGCATAAGGAGTAGAAATGACGGACGAATACAAGTTTCCGGACGAGCTCGAAGAAAGTAAAGTCGAGATTACAACGGACAACGACATTGAAGTCGAAATAATTGACGACACGCCTGAAAAAGACCGTGGCCGTAAGCCTTTGGACCGTGAGGTCGAAGACCCCACCGATGACGAAATCGAGAAGTACACCAAGGGTGCTCAAGATCGCATCAAGGAACTCACACATGCCCGCCATGATGAGCGCCGTGCCAAAGAAGCTACTCTGCGCGAAAAGCAAGAGCTTGAGCGTCTTGCACAACAGTTGATGGAGGAGAACAAGAGTCTCCGCCGTAACGTCAACACAGGTACTGAGCAGTTTGTAGCGCAGGCTAAGACTCTGGCCGAGTCAGAGTTGGACAAAGCCCGCCGAGAGTACAAGGCAGCACAGGAGTCTTTTGACGCCGATGCCATCCTTGCTGCTCAAGAAGCCCTCCTCGACGCCAAGATAAAAATGGAGGCAACGAAAAATTTTCGTCCAGCCCCTTTACAAGTTGACGAAGATGAGGTACAAACTAGCTATCGCGAATCCCAACGCGTACAACCGGACGAAAAAACCTTGCGCTGGCAAGCTAAAAACCAGTGGTTCGGAGCAAATGGGTTCGAAGAAGTTACCAGCTACGCATTAGGGCTGCATCAAAAACTAGTGAACTCAGGGGCCGACCCAAGGTCTGATGAGTATTTCGAGCAGATTGATGCTCGCGTGAAGAGTAAATTCCCCGAAGTTTTCGGGGGCGAAGACCGGCCACAAACCGAGTCTCCAAGAAAACCTGCTTCCGTCGTAGCCCCTGCCACAAGATCGTCGGGGGCTAAAAAAGTCCAATTGACGAATACCCAGATCGCTCTGGCTAAGAAATTTGGATTGACCCCGCAGCAATACGCTGCACAAGTAGCAAAATTGGAGAACCAACAATGACCAGTCCTCGTACACCTCGTGATCTTGTGTCACGCGAAACTAATGCTCGCGCAGTCTATGTACCGCCGACATCTCTGCCAGACCCAACACCTGAACCCGGGTATTTGTATCGCTGGATTGCGACTCACGTACTAGGACAGGCGGACCCAACTAACGTGTCTCGTAAGATGCGCGAAGGCTGGGAGCCGGTGAAGGCAGAAGACCATCCAGAACTGCAACTGTTTGGCAATGAGAAAACTGGGAACGTGGAAATTGGCGGCCTCATGCTATGCAAGATGTCTGCTGAAAAAGCGCAAGCCCGGGATGATTATTTCAGCAAGCAAGCGCAGAACCAGATGGATTCAGTGGACAACCACTTCATGCGAAACAACGATCCTCGGATGCCTTTGTTCAGCGACCGCAAGTCAACGAACACTCGTGGCGGGGGTTTTGGTTCAGGTTCTAAGTAAACAAGGAGTCCTTAAATGGCATCAGTTGCTTCTCCCTACGGCTTTCGTGCCGTAAATGAGCTGGGAGGTCTACCTTACTCTGGTAGCACCCGCCAGTTTCAAATTAACCCTGCTGGCTACAACACGAACATCTTCAATGGTTCGCTCGTGTTTGTGAACACTTCAGGCTACTTGCAAATCGCTACCTCTACTGGTGCTGACGCTACTACCAACGGTTTCCCCACTGGTACTGCTAACACTGGTTGTATCGGCGTGTTTGTTGGTTGCTCGTACGTCAACGCACAAGGCCAAGTAATCTACGCTCAGTACTACCCAGCTAACACTGTGGCACCTGCTGGCACGCTTATCACTGCTTACGTGATTGACGACGACCGCGCTGTGTTCCAAGTCCAGTCCGCTGGCTCTGTGACGCAAGCTGCTTTGGGCGCAAACGTGTTCTTGAACGCCGTGCAATCTACCTCCACAGGTAGCACCACCACTGGCAACTCAAACACTGCTGTTGTGGCCGGTTCTTCTGCTGTTACTACTACCGCCGCTTTCCGCGTCGTTGGTTTTGTGGACATGCAGGGCTTCTCGACTGTGGGCGACGCCTATACTGACATTCTGGTGAAGTTCAACCCCGGATACCACGCTTACAGCAACGCTGTTGGTCTGTAATAGGAGCTAAAAAATGGCTATTTCACGCGCACAACTGCTCAAAGAATTGCTTCCCGGCCTGAACGCTTTGTTCGGCATGGAGTACGCACGCTACGGCGAAGAGCACAAGGAAATCTACGAGACAGAGAAATCTGAGCGTAGCTTTGAAGAAGAAACCAAGTTGGCCGGCTTCGGTGCAGCTCCTGTTAAGAACGAAGGT